TTCTTGAGGACCGTAGGAATAGCCAAACTTCTGAAAGAGATCCATATAATCAAGCTGTGAAATACCTGCAATTTGATAGGTATTCATAGTCTTCATCTTAAATGCAACAGACTTTTGACGAATAGCCCAGTCTTTAAATTGCTTATGCCATGGTGAAAGCATACGAGACACGTGTTCACCAAATAGAATCTTCATACGATTTACGAGATATGGAATATCAAAGCCACGTACATTCCAGCCAGTAATGACTTCAGGATAGGTCGATGTCCAATATCCCATGAATGATTCAAGCAAAGCATATTCATCTTCACAGCGAATGTATCGAATATTAAGATGAGTATGTGGTGATTTTGTATGGTCGTATTCACCACAGCCCCATACACGATACACGCCTTCTTTACTAGACTTCAGACCGATTGCTGTGATTGGCCATTGAGCATCATCAGGCTCGGGAAATCCATCTTCTGAATGGACTTCAATATCCATAAAGACTGTATTAATAAGTGATGGATTAAATTCTACTTCTTTTGGAAATTTTTTCTGAATGAATTGCCAGATAATTCTATCTTGACCATACCACTTGAAGCTATCAACGTTCTCATACTTATTGATAAATTCTTTCATTTCACTATAATTGTGAAAATATACAGGCTCTACATAATTGCCGTCAAGAGCCTGCCACTCTGTCTTACCTTTTGCAGGTACATAGAGAACCGGTCGATAGTCATTACCTCTATCGAGACCAAGTTTATATTCTAGAGTTTGCGGAACACCTTGATGATTATATCCGCGATAAAGTATTTTGTTGCCGTGACGATCGACATTGGTATAAAAAGACATACAACCTCCAATAACATAATATATTATACACTAGTTTCAATGGATTGTACACTCTTTTATGCGATAGACCTCATTCTTTGTACTAGGCGATCAGCTCTATTGGTGACCTGACGGTACCACCTTGAATCTACCATCTCATCAGCCGCTGCATTCCAGTCACGAGCATCTACACCGCGTTTCATACCCTTAAATTTTGATAGGCGTGGCCGGCCCATATTAAACATCATATTAGCTATAATGAGCTGGGCTTCGCCTGGCAAATCATCGAAGTCTTCGTATAATTGTCTACAGTCGTTGATAACAATTTCAACGTCTTTATCGAAACACTCGTTGACTCTGTCCTCGCTGACAGCTGTGCCAACTGGTTGTCCAAACTCAGGATCGTCATCCCTAACCAAATGACCAATGCCAAAAGTAGGGAGACCGAGATGATCAAGGTATATTTCATATTTTACTCCTTCATCTATAGAGATCTCTTCACGTAATTGTTCAATATTCATTTTATGTGTTCCCTTTTACAAATGAATCAGGTATATCTTTTATATTTGGTTTATCACAATGGCATTGAGTACATACATCATTGTGGCATTCGGGACAATCTGGAGAATAGCAATGGCACCTATGTCCGCAATTTTGACATTGACGTTCAGTACCCTTCATCGCTATTCTCCTGTTTTTTTTATTAGCTTAATTGCTCATTTTCTTCTTCGGTATAAGGCCACATTAGTTGATCCTATTTACCTGTTTCATGAGCAACTGTTCTACTTCCCAAATTGAATCGGCTGAACAACCAGCCTTCTTAAAGAAATACTTCCAAAGATTATTTATCATTGTATGCCCCTTGAATTGTTGTGCGATTTAATTCTGCTAAGAGACTATGATAAGTATGATTTGGATATTCATGCAATAAGGCTTTTGCTATTACTTCGTTTGCTGCACACTGGCGTGAAACTGTCATAGATTTGCCGATTGATGAAAATATTTCTACGATCCAATTAAAAGAAAGTTTAGGCAGACTTAAGCTTTTTAGTACGATTGCGGTCATTTAATAATTCCTCGTTTTTCGTGATTGAAATTTTACGAGGCTGCTTCTCTTCTGGAAGGACGACTTCTAAATTGACAGTCAAGATTCCATCCGTTAGATCTGCTCCAGTTACTTCGGTATATTCCGACAGTCTAAATGACTTATTCCAATTTCGAGCACTAATACCTTTGTGAACATACTTATCTTGTTCACGCCTTTGAGGACGATCGCCTTTGATGTAAAGGACATGGTCTTTTACTTCAATATCAATATGTTCTTGTTTAAATCCAGCCACAGCCAGTTCTAAGGAATACTTTAAATCGTCTTCCTTTACTACGTTATGTGGTGGATAGGTGTCCTTTGAATGCTTGTGAATATTCTCAAGCTGATCAAAGATGTGGTCGAAACCAAGAAATGCGTTTCGCGGAAATGCGAATGTTCCAGTCATATGTACCTCCATGACTTATGCAAGGTTTAAAATGAGACCCGACTACCGGCATCTCTAATCTATATATATCACAAACAAAAGTGTTGATATACTTTTTGTATTACTTTTTTTGCTGTAGGTGAAGAAAATGTGTGCTGCTGCAAATACTTTTTGGTATTAGACCATCTAATATCTGAAACAGTTGCTTCCCTACAAATCAAATTCATATTTCTTTCAGTAAGAGGAATAAGCTGCATAAGAGGCATGCCTGCTGGCAATAATACCTCTCCTTCAGCGTTCCACCATCCTTGTAAATTAATTTCAGATGAAAAAGATGGATCTAATATTCCGATACTTGATTCAATCGGCGGTGTACCATCCGGATATGGAATTGGTATAATTAAGAATTTAACAGGAGATAAGACTTCCCACCCAGTTGCAATTTTAATATTTAGTTTTTCAATTCCGGGTATACCGTGATTCGGATGAACTATAGAAGAAACATCTAAAACTTGTGCAAAAGCCGGCTGAGGCAGAGTGTGATGAAGCTCTTGATTTGATCTGTCAGCATATACATTTATATCATATGGTAATCTTACAATATATCCGGCTTCAAGTATCTCGAATATACCTGGGCATCTTCTAATGTGAGTGTGTTTATTAACGTTAGTTTTTTCATTAAATTGCGGATTTTGAATGTAATGCTTGTAACTAGCTCTTACCTTATCAACCCACTTAAAATCAATTTCGCCAGATTTTACGATAGGATAAGCTGTAGCCACCCCTGGCATACTGTTAAAAAATACTATATCGTTTTTCACTTTTTATTTCCAATATTATATTTGGGACACAATTCCCAATCATTTTTTTCCTTATAAGGAATAATTTTAATTTGTCTCATTGGCGCCAAAGATTCAACTTTAAGACTAGATTCAATAGAAATAAGTCCCCAATCAGACATAAGTTGCGCAATAGTATTTCTACGAGCAATATCATTTTCTTCTAAATTTGATTTTTTACCATCAAGTAGAAAAAGTTCTTTAAAATGTACAATGAAATATCTACCTTGTTTGTGTAGAATATGACATGACTGGAATAGCTTTTTATCTTTACGAGATGCTACGCCAATTCTTGTGAGGGTTTCTCTAACCTTGAGAAAATCATCAGGCTCGTTCAATGTTATTTCCAGCATTGAAGCTGGTGTCCATTCGACAATGTTATTATTTTCTTCCACCTTTATAAACCTTCTTCTTCAATTCATTAATTTGTTCAAGTGTAAGAAGGGTTAAGGCCTGGCGAGCTTTTTCATTACTATAGCCATAATATTCCTTAACAACTTCCACGTCACTTGCGATATCAGGTTTTATCCATTTGGAAAACCTTTTCCGCTTTCGTATTATATTTATATAAAAGTCAAATTGTAGACGATTGTCTAGATGATGGAGTCTATTCATTTCATTAGCAAAAATAACTGTATCATTAAAGTATGATAAGCCGCGATTGACCATAAAAGAGTTATAACTTTTCTCTGCGATATCGTCAATCATGATATCTTTTTTGGTATCATTAATTGCATTCAAATAATCAAACGGATTCATTAGTCGCTCCATGGTCTTTGCATATATCTAAAGAAACAATAAGTAACTAAACCTATGATCATAGTTCCTGAAAAATTAGTAAGCAGACCAGCGAAAAAAGTAATAATAAAAGTTATAAGAAGTGTAGTTATTTCTTTTCGCACTTCGAAATCTGATAATTCATTATGAGGATCAGATTTTAAAAATTTTATGATCCCCAATATTCTACTCCTCCAGCATAATCATCTAAGTTTAATGCTTCTTCTAGATGATTTTTAGTAAAGTCATTTGTGTTTACCTTATTTAAATGGATATTATTCCAATAAAGCTGTGGCACAGTCTTATGCCCTTGTTGTTTCATAAATTGTTTATTTTCTGGCATTTTATCAAGATTTACTTCATTATAATAATATCCCCAGTCTTTAAGTTTTGTTTTCATTATTTCACAAAAAACACACTCAGTCTTTGTATAGAGTACTAAGTTGATAGTCATTAGTCATCCATCCATTTTTCTCGACCAGGTGTAGGAATCATGCTAACCCAACCTGTAGCAATATATTTATCATCATTCATCGATGGAATTCCTGCATGTAAGTGTGTAAGGTCTGAAGGCCAAAGAACTAACGAACCCTTTTTGCACTCGGTTATATAGTCTTGATGAATCCATTTTGTACCAGCATTAGGAGTATCACTTAAATATAACATCCAAACCAAAAAACGAGGGCCATCTTCAAAACTTTGTCTTTCACAATGTGGTGCGCCATAACCTTGTCCAGGCGCATAATATTGAATATTAAAAGGTTCATTTAAAGCCCAACTTCCAAAAGATTCACAATTTTCTTGTTTAGAAAAAACATATTTTTCAATATAGGCATCAATTTTTTTAACGAGAATGCTAAAAAAATTATCAAATATTTTATAATCTTTAGGTCCAATTGTAAGATAAGTAGCACTTATCAATTTATCCGGAGATTCTGCTGCATACTGTTTATCTTTATTAGCATGATAGTAATCTAAAAATTCATTACAAATAGAATCTGAAATAGTATATTCTTCAATAAAATTAGTCAAATTTGACATTAGCCATAACCTCCGTAAGACAAGCGACTACATTAAGTTCATGATCGGCTACAAATGCGTTTTTATATTGGTAGTCAGCTAAGATGAGAACTAGTTGCGGAATTGACTGAGATTGTACTTTGTTATTCATACGATCATATATAGCTCTAAATATTGCAGATGCATCTGTATCGATATTATTTACTACCCATGATCTCATCTTCTTGAAATCTTTAACCTTTAAATGATTAAAAAGGTCATCATAATTTCTATCCGAAAGATTGACGAGTATACCATTATCTATAGTATTTGAACCAATACTATATCGCTGTAGTTCATTGAGTATTCTTCTCCAATCAGGAGCAAATTTCATAATCAGATCTGCTAGAATTTTACTGTCAAACGATACTTTTTCTTTATATAAAATATCTGCTGCGAGATCCATAAATTGGCCGCATAGCCCAACCATATCTTTTTTAGTCGTATTAAATTCATAAACGCCACAGCGAGAATGAAGTGGTTCGATAATACGATTCTT